TTTGATGTTAATGAAAATAAAGAGGGTGTATCAAGATCAAGATTTAGCTCTGTTTATGAAATAGAACCAGCTTTTGGTCATATGAAATTTGAAAGATTATTAGATGCAAATGCTAGTGATGCAACTACTGAGCTTATGGTTGGTTTTAGTGTAACAAAAGGTCAAGAAGATCCAAATGAATTTAATGAGGAAAAATACAATCCATATATCGGTAAACCAATATTGTTTTATCCTATATTAAAGCCAGTTTCTGGTGAAACTCCCAATACTATACCTTATGTATATAATAATAGAGGTGCTAGTACAACAATTTCAACATATTTTGTTCCTAGTAATACTGTGAAATTGGAAACTTCTTCAACTAATCATTTTGGATCAGAAAGAAGTGAATGGGATGTAAAAACAAATTTACCAGCTTATGAAGACAACTTATTTTCTAATTATTACAAAAACTATATTAAAAGTGTTTTTAGTTCTAAAAATAGATTATTAAGTATAAAAGCAAATTTAACAAATGCTTTTATGAGTAATTATTCTTTAGCTGATAAAATTATTTATAGTGGTGAGTCTTATTTTATTAATAAGATAAATGCTGATATAACAAATGGTAAGTCTAAAATAGAATTAATCAGATCATACAATGTAATTGACTTTTTATGTTTAGAAACATTATTTGAAGTTAGGGTTGAAGCGATAACTGGTGGTCATTTATATATATTTAATAATAAATATGGTGTATATCAATTAGGAAATGCTACTTATACTTTTAGTAATGTTCCAGCAGCTCATCCAATAGCTTTTCACAACTCTGGTAAGACATCATTAATTACATATAGTGGTACTACTGTTGGTGGTACAAAAACAGGATTAGATGGTAACACATATACATATTATAGTGGAGATATTACTGTTGTAGTAAGTGGTGATTTTGGAACTATTAGTTATGAGTGTTATAACCACGGTTATATGGGTGGTCAAAACAACTTAAAGTATAATTCAGGTTGTGTAGTAAGTGTAGCACCAACACCAGTAACAGGAACACTAACAGTAGATGCAACAGACATTAGTGTTGATAGTGCATTAATAACAGCGGATCAAACTGACGAATAATGATAAAAGAAATAGTTGAATTATTAAAAGTAGATGATTACTATGGAGTAAGTGAAAGAATTGATATTGCCAAAGGTAAATATAAGGCAAAAAGAAATATGAAAGAATTAAAGGAACATTTTTAAAAGAGTGGTAAATGGCAAAAGGTAAAAATTTAGTATATACTATTCAACTTACTGATAAGGGTACTTATCGTATTAAAGAGCTTAATAAAGAGGTAAAAGACTTAGGTAAAGCATTTGTTGCAATTAATGGTGATATTGAGCAACATAATGTTGCTGTAAAAGGCACTATGGCTTATTACGAGCAACAAATCAGACAATTAAAATCACTAAGAGATCAAACTGCAAAAACTGGTAATCAATATCAAAAGTTTAACACTCAGATCGTAGGAGTTGAAAAGAAAATGAAGAAATTGACATCAGCAACGATGTCTCAAGAGCAAGTAAATGCTCAAATGATTGCTAACACTGGTCTTGCTTCAAATACAATTGTAGAATTTGGTAGAACTATATCTGATGCACCTTTTGGTATTATTGGTGTAACAAACAACCTTTCAAACTTAGCAAATAACTTTGAATTATTAAGTGGTAAAGTTGGTGGTACTCAAAATATGTTCAAACTATTAATGAGACAATTGAAAAAAGGTGGTGCTTTCGTTCTAGCAATTCAAGCAGTACTTGCTTTAATGACATTTTTTAGAGACGATATTGAAAAGCTATGGAGATCAATTACAGGAGCTGCTAAAAAGATTAAGGATGGTATGGTTGAGATAAAAGACGAAGCAATTGCTAGTAGAGCCGCCTTACAGGATTACATAGATATTATGAATGATGTAACTGCTTCTATGCAAGATCAAGAAACTGCCTTACAAGCATTATTAAGAGGAAACTCCCAATTAGAAGAAGCACTTAATAAAAATATGGTTTCTGGTGAAGCAAGAAATAAACTAACTGAAGAGTATTTTCAATTACAATTAGACTTTTCCGAAAAAAGCACAGACTTAAATAATCAAATGGAAAAATTTAATGAAAAAGATAGAAAAAGGATTAGAGAGTTAAAAGAAAAAATAGGTTTAGAAGATCAAAATATAACACAATTAGAACAACAACTCAAGATATTACAAGATCAAGGTGAGTACGCAGGGTGAGTGGAAGAAGATCTTAAAATCTCAAGAGGTAGAGTTGCTCGTTTTGAAAAGATTATTACAAGAAGAGGTATTGATATTAATTTATTAAGAGAGACTTTAGACTTAGAGCAAAAAATGAATGGTTTTATTGATGATAGAATTACTAAATTTGAAGATATAGAAGACTTTTCTGGACCTTCTTTTGATTTTGGAAGTGATGATGAAGATGCTCTTTTAGCAGATGTTTTAGCACCAAGAGAAAAAACATTAACAGAATTAATTAATGAAGTTCCAGTTATGGCAGATGGTGCTATTGACGAGGTATTAAGTCAATGGGATGAGTTTATGAAAGACTTTAGAGATAAAAATGAGGAAGCATCTATATTGAGAGCAGAAACTGAGGCATTAGCTAAATTAGAAATTTTATATAATCAAATAGAAGAAGAAACAGGTACAAGAATAGGATTTGAAGAAGATAAAACTAGAATAGAAGAACATTTCGCAAATAAAAGAATATCAATAGCTGATAAAGAGAGTCAAGCAAAAGCTAAAAGTTTAAGAGTATCAGCTCAAGCAGCAGTTCAAGTTGGTAAATTAATGGGACAATTAGCAGAAGACAATAAAGGATTGGCGATAGCAGGAGTAATTGTAGAGAAAGCAGGTGCAATAGCAAAAATAGTTGCTAATAAAAGTATAGCAGACTCAGCTGCTCTTCTTGCACCACCTGGTTTAAGGGAAGCATTACTTGCTACAAATAAAATAACAATGATAACAGGGATCGCAGCAACAACAGCTTCTGCAGTTCAAGCTATAAAAGAGATAAGAAACCCTGAGTCAGCAACAGCTTCTACTACTGCGGCAGCAGAGGGTGCAACTCCTCAGATCCAAGCTCCTGCTTTTAATGTAGTTGGTGCAACTCAAGAAAGTCAATTAGCACAAGCAATTAGTGGTCAAGAGGAAAAACCTGTTAAAGCATTTGTGGTTGCTGATGATGTTACTACAACACAAGAATTATTAAGAAAAGCGGTAGCTGGTGCAACTTTAGGATAAAACAAAATATATATAAAGAGTTATTTAAGTATGGAAAACATTATTGAGTTAATTATTGATGAAGATAACGAGATAAGTGGAATTGAAGCTATCTCAATAGTAGAGAACCCTGCAAATAGAAGAAGATTTTATAGCATTGAAAGAGCATAAAGAGATTAGACTAGCAGAGGTAGATAATGAAAAGAGGATATTAATGGGACCGGCTCTTATTCCTAATAAAAAGATATTCAGATCAGGTGGCGAACAAAGTGATGATTACTTTATTTACTTTTCCGAAGACACTGTTCGTAAAGCATCAGAGTTATTCTTTATTAAAAGCAAACATAAAAATTCAACATATGAGCATACAATTGACTTAAATGGTATGTCAGTTGTAGAGTCTTGGCTTATAGATAATCCTAAAAAAGATAAATCTTCAAATTATGGTTTTGATTTGCCAAAAGGTACTTGGATGGTATCTATGAAAGTATTAAATGATGATGTTTGGGAAAAAGTAAAAAACGAAGAAGTTAAAGGATTTTCAATAGAGGGATTCTTTGCAGATAAAATGGAAAGACCAAAAGAGAGCATAGAAGAAAAAGCATCTTTCGATTGGGATAAATGTGATGAGTGTGAAGAAGTTTGTGATGAATGTAAAGAAGAATTAAAAGCACAAAAGAAATTAGAAGAACTTATAAATAAATTAACATAATGCCAGGATATTACCCACAAAAAGAAAAAAATACCAAATCTAGTAAACAAACTAGAAGAAAAAATGCTACCGTAAGCAAGACAAGTCCTAAAGCATCATCAAGAGGTTGTTTATGTCCAGATGGAAAGACATACTCTAAAGATTGTTGTGATGGAACTCTTGAGGCACAAGGAGTTGGTAAAGTTTAAAAATACAACAAATTTTTCTTATATAGTTACTTTATAAAATCATAATATTATGAAAGCAAGTGAAGTAATAACTAGATTAAAGAACGTTCTTTTGTCTTCTACGGAAACTGAAGAAGTAGCTAAAACTACTACAAAAGAGGATGTTGAATTAAAGGAACAAGCACCTGAGGTGCAAAACGAAAATGTTTCAGAAGAAAGTTCTTCTGATAAAAACATTGATAATTCTACTTCATCAGAGGATATAAGAGAAATCAACTATTCTGCAGATGAAGTTACTTCTGATTCTAAGGAAGAAATTAAATCAGAGGAATTAGAAGAAGAACCTCAAGAAGAAATTGTTGAGGAAAAAAGTCCCGAGTATGCAACTAAAGATGAAGTTGCTGAGGTTAGGGCTATGGTAGAAAAGTTAAGAGGTATGATAGAAACTAAAGATGAAGCATATGCTGAAGTTCCACAAGAACTATCGTCTGAGGAATCTACTGAACCTTTATCTCATTCACCTGAAAATGAAGTAAGTGAAAAATTAGGTGTTAGATATGCAACTAATGCAAACACAAACACTACTTACTCAAGAGTATTAAACGCAATATCTAATAATTAAATTTTTAAATAATGTCAACAACAATAACAACATCAAATGATGTATTAAGAGCAAGATCAAAACAACACACTCTTACTACAACTCAAGAAGTATATGCAAATCAAGCTGGTGGTGAGTTTAACATAGCAACTGATGCTATTGTTATCACTTTGCCAGAGATTAATGCCAATAATATTGGTATGGAATTTACATTCAGAAACACAGGAGCAGATGGTAATAACATCATCACTATATCTCCTGCTGCTGCTGATGGTGTAAATGGAACTATCGCTAACGCAGCTGCAGATTCAGTAGCTGGTGGTGTAGTAGATAAAGACTGGGTTAACACAAAAGCTACAGCAAACAAAGGTGATTGGTGTACTATTAAAGCAATAGCTGCAACTACTTGGTATGTAACAGGTGGTGTAGGAATATGGGCATCAGAAGCATAATCAAATATTAATCAAATAAATTCGTAAAAAATGGCGACAACAAATAATTTAACGACAACTTACGCTGGTGAATTTGCTGGGAAATATGTTTCTGCAGCTTTATTATCAGGTAAAACTTTGGCAGAGGGTAACCTTACTATTAAGCCAAATATCAAATATAAAGAAGTAATGAAAAAGGTTGCAANTAATGACATCGTAAAAAATGCTAGTTGTGATTTTGATCCTACTTCAACACTAACTCTTACTGAGAGAATTTTAACTCCAGAGGAGTTTCAAGTTAACTTACAATTATGTAAGAAAGACTTTAGAGGAGATTGGGAAGCAGTACAAATGGGATATTCTGCATTTGACAACTTACCACCATCTTTCTCTGACTTTTTAATTGCTCACGTAGCAGATAAGGTAGCACAAAAAATGGAACAAAACATTTGGGATGGTACTAATGCAAACGCTGGTGAGTTCGATGGATTTAAGACTACACTATTAGCTGACGCAGATGTAACTGACGTTGCTGCAGTTGGTGGTGGTGTTCTTTCAACAAACGTAGTAGCAGAACTAGGTAAAATTGTAGATGCAATTCCAAGTGCTGTTTATGGATCTGAGGATTTATTAATGTATGTTTCTAATAACATTTATAGAGCATATGTAAGAGCTTTAGGTGGTTTTGCAACTAACGTAGGTGCTGCTGGTACTGACAACAAAGGTACTCAATGGTTCAATGGTGGTGCTTTAACATACGATGGTATTAACGTTGTAATGGCACCAGGTCTAGCTGACAACACAAGTGTAGCTGCTGAAAAAGGTAACTTATTCTTTGGTACTGGTCTAATGAACGATCAAAACGAAGTTAAAGTTATTGATATGGCAGACATTGATGGAAGTCAAAATGTAAGAGTGGTAATGAGATTTACAGCGGGTATTCAACACGCAATTGGATCTGACATTGTACTTTACTCTTAATAAATAAATTGTATAACTGAAAATTGGGTGCGTGAGCCGAAGTGCCTACCACCCTTTTTTTTTAAAATATTAACGATATGGCTTGTGATTTAACAAAAGGAAGAAAAGAACCTTGTAAGGATGTAGTAGGTGGTATAAAATCTGTCTATTTTGCAGACTTTGGGGATATAACTATTGCCTATGATTCAACTGACACGGATGTAGTTGAAGATCTAGGAACGGTAACAGTTTTTGAGTACGAAGTAAAAGGGAACTCAGCTTTTGAACAAACAATTAATAGTTCAAGAGAGAATGGTACAACATTCTTTGAGCAAACTTTAAACTTAACACTACACAAATTAACTGTGCAAGACCACAAAGAATTAAAACTTTTAGCTTATGGAAGACCTCACGTAATTGTGCGAGATTATAATAATAACGCATTTTTAATGGGTGCTAATAATGGTGCAGACGTAAGTGGGGGAACAATAGTAACAGGAGCAGCAATGGGAGACCTTTCAGGTTATACATTGACACTAACTGGTATGGAAACTATGCCGGCTAACTTCTTAGAGGGTGCTACAGCAGCTGATCCATTCGCAGGGATGACAGGAACAGTAACTGTAACACAAGGTACTAATTCTTAAATAGATTAGGTTCTTAAATATAAAAGGGAGTCATTTGATTCCCTTTTTTTATAAACAAATATCAAATAATTAGTTATATACTTATGACAACATTATTACCAAATACTAATGCTCAAATAATTAGTATAATTCCAAGATCTTATGTTGTAGCATCAGATCTGACATTAAAAATAATTGAAGATGGTACTAAAAAAAATCAGTCATTAACTGGTTTAACAAGTGCTTTATCTTCTAATGGAAACTTCTTAAATATATCTTGCACTTTTAGTATTTTAGTTGAAGATGGTAATTATTCATTTGAGATCAAGCAAGGCACAACATTATTGTATAGAGGTAAGGCATATGCTACTTCACAAGTAGATTACACAACAAGCCATACTTTAAATAGTGGTAAATACAACGAATATGTTGGTGGAGATACAAATGAGCAAAAATATATAGTAATATGAACAACAATTTAAAAATAATCAATTTAGCAGGTTACGAAATTCCTAGAGTAATTGAAAGTAAAAGACATAATTGGGTAGAGTATGGTGAAAACAATTCATACTTCGATGATATTATAGAAAGATATTTGGGTAGTCCAACTAACTCTAGATGTGTTAATGGTATTGTAGATATGATTTATGGTAGAGGTTTAGATGCTACTGACTCAAAAGAAAATGCTAAAATGTTTGGGAAAATGGAAGCTATCTTAGATGGTAATCAATTAAAAAAAATAGTTAATGATTTGAAGTTATTAGGTCAAGCATCAATACAAATAACATATAACAAAAGAAAAACTCAAATCAATGGTATATTTCATTACCCAACTGAAACTTTAAGAGCAGAAAAAGCAAAAGATGGTAAAATAAAAGGATATTACTACCATCCTAATTGGAAAGACATAAAACCAAACGACAAACCTAAAAGAATACCTGCTTTCGGTTTTGGTACTAAAAAAGAATTAATAGAGATATATTGTGTAAAACCATATAGACCTGGTTTTTATTATTATTCTCCAGTTGATTATCAAGGTTGTTTACAATATTGTAACCTAGAAGAAGAAGTATCAAATTATCATTTGAATAATATTCGCAATGGATTACAACCATCAATGTTATTAAACTTTAATAATGGAGTACCTGGTGATGAAGCTCAAGATATGATAGAAAGAAAAATATATGATAAGTTTAGTGGATCATCAAACGCAGGTAGGTTTATTCTTGCATTTAATGAAGATGTTGACACTCAAGCAACAGTTGAACCAATAAATCTCCCTGACGCACACGCACAATATGAGTTTTTAGCTAAGGAATCTAGAGAAAAAATTATGATTGGTCACGGTGTTGTTTCTCCTATACTACTTGGTATAAAAGATAACACAGGTTTTGGAAATAACGCAGAAGAATTAAGAACTGCGTCAATACTTATGGACAACATCGTTA